AGCAAAAAGCCCGCTAAAAAGCGGGCTTTTTAAATTTGGCTCCTCTGACTGGACTCGAACCAGTGACATACGGATTAACAGTCCGCCGTTCTACCGACTGAACTACAGAGGAATCGTGTGAACGAGGCGGATAATACTGACCTCGCTACGGCGTGTCAACAGTAAAATTAGCACGCTTTTTCAAGTGGTTAATTAATCCCCAAAATGGAGGATCAGTGAACCTGCGCAGGGTCAAATGGGTCATCGTCTTCGTTATCACGAAGGCGTTGCAGAGGGTCCTGCTGATAGAACTGGCAGAAACGTTGCCACAGCGCGGGGAACCGTGGCGCAAAGAGTTCCGGGGCGCTGAAGAAATATTCTGACAGGACCGCAAAACATTCCGCCGGATCGCTCGCCGCATAGGCATCAATGCTCGATGCCGTTTCACCCACCAGATCAATTTCATCCTGAATATTGTTCATTGCGGCGTGCAGGTCGTGCTCCCAACTGGCGACTTCCCGCAGAGGAATCAGCGGGATACCGCTGGCGCGATCGCCATTGCGCATGTCCAGCTTATGGGCAACTTCATGAATAATCAGGTTAAACCCGGAGGCGTCGAAGGAGTCCTGAATATCCAGCCAGTTCAGGATGATTGGTCCTTGCTGCCAGCTTTGTCCGGACTGAACAACGCGCTGGTTGTGGACCAGACCAATATCATCTTCCCATTCGTCATCGACGACAAAGGGCGCAGGGTAGATCAGCACTTCATGGAAGCCATCCAGCCATTCGATACCCAGTTCCAGAACCGGCAGACAGAAAAGCAGGGCGATGCGCGCGCTTTTCAGCGAGTCGAGTTCGAAACCCTGAAGGGCGACCAGCCTTTTTTGTTGCAGGAATCGCTCTGCCAGCGCAATGAGTCTGGCTTGTTCTTGCGCGGTCAGGGTCACAAGCAGGGGGATTGCAAGGGCTTCCTCCCACTGAGCAGACTCATTTTGTGCGGTGTCTTGTGCTTTCCAGGGCCACTTAATCATCGATTTGCTCGCAAACTCGTCACTTGAACAAAATTGAAGGGACAGGGTCTGTTAAAATGCCAAATTACCTGGCATGATGGCAACCATCAAAACGGAGAGATGCCGGAGCGGCTGAACGGACCGGTCTCGAAAACCGGAGTAGGGGCAACTCTACCGGGGGTTCAAATCCCCCTCTCTCCGCCACTATTCAAGCACTTACCCTTCCTGTTGTCAGTGACACACATCCCGTTGAGAAAAAATGAGAAAAACAGATGAGAAAACTCATGTCTGTTTTGATTGTGAATCATAAACATTTGCCGATCTCTATGAGAATCTTCTTTCTTTCACCGTCTCGTCTAAGACATGCTATCATCCCTCAAAATTAAGAAAATTTATAAGTAAGAGGGCTTATGTTAGAGGCTTTCCAGGAGGCTGCTTTTAATCAAGTAGCTGAAGAGATCAAACATAAATATCCTGATAACACCCTGGTACTTACGTATGCACATCCACCTGTTATTGAAGATTTCATGATTCTAAACAGGGCGGGAAAACTGAAATGGGATCCGTGGTTGAAAAATCAGCCTTTTTTTCAACCTGAACATACACATCCTATCAGGTTAGCTGTTTACTATCGCCGTACGCCTCTAGGGTATGCTTTTGGCAATTTCAGTGCAGAACGACAATCACTTGAAATTTGCTGGATAGAGAAACGTCTTGATGCACATGACGACATGGATCATCAGATGTTACCAATAGCGTTATCGTGCTTCTCTGCGTACGGCATGTTGCTCAGAAAGCAAGGACACGAGATTAACAAGATTGCGATGGTCAGTCCGACTGAAGACGTTAGAGCTTACTACTATAAGCATGCAAAGTTCAGATACATCCCAGATTATGACGGGGCTATTTGTGCTATGGTTCTTGATGAGTTAGTTGCGTAATCTGCTGTAAAGAACATTGTAAAATGCGCAAAAAAAGATTGATCCATGGTGGCAGGTGATGCAATGATGCGTTACCTTAAAGGTACACTTACAAAAACTATCTAGAAGCATTCCTTGATTACTACTTTCTTTTTTGATTTGCACTGAACTACAACGAGCGGGAAGGCATATGAAAAAAACCGAAATGACTGTAGCCGAAGCCAAAAGGCTTGTGGCTGAGATGTTTGCTAATGGCAAAAATCCTATGGAACAGTTCGGTATTACATGGGAAGAAGCCGAGACCATCGAGCGTAACAACCCAGGTCTAACCTTAAAATGCCCGGAAGAACCCTTAAAGCGTTACGCCTACTGATAATTTCATACTGATTTTAAAGCCCAGCAACGCTGGGCTTTTTGCTATTTATGTGTCTTAACATCCAGTGTTGGAGTTACTCTTATCTTCCTGTCGTAAACCAAAACTTGAGATTCAGTTTTATGCCCACTGAATTTCTGTTTATCTCGTCCCGTACCTTCGTAGTCAGAAATGCCTTTAGCCTTCAGATCATGAAATGTGCAATCCAGAGGCCTTCCGAGATAGTTCGCGGCCGCTGTTCTTGCTTTTCGCCATGCCTCGTTAAACCCTTTGTAAGAGTAACGCTCTCCATACATAGTTTTAATTACTGACCCCGTTTCCCCCCACGACCTGCAAATATCGACTGCCGCGCGCAGGCGATCAGTCCATGCTTTGATCTGCTTAACTCCCGTCTTGCCCTGCTGAATAAAAATTCCCTTATCCATTATCTGCGGCCAGTCCATTTTCAGTACATCGGATACCCTCGCTGCACACAAATAAGCTATTTCCATTGCGGCTTTAACCGGCTCACTGGCGTGTTTATAAATCGCCAGGTATTCTTCATCGGTGATGTAGCGATCACGCTGCGGTTTCGGGTACTTGTCTACACCTACACATGGATTACCAGGAACGAAGGTTGAATCGCCACGGGTTTAACAGACACCTCAGAGTCATTTAAGATGGCTTAAAGAGAGGTGCCCATGAGCGGTAAGCGTTATCCCGAAGAGTTTAAAATTGAAGCAGTCAAACAGGTTGTTGATCGCGGTTATTCTGTTGCCAGCGTTGCAACACGTCTCGATATCACCACCCACAGCCTTTACGCCTGGATAAAGAAGTACGGTCCAGATTCTTCCACTAATAAAGAAGAGTCAGATGCTCAGGCCGAGATCCGCCGTCTCCAGAAAGAGCTGAAGCGGGTTACCGACGAACGGGACATATTAAAAAAAGCCGCTGTAGATTCAATTGGTCAACGCAACAGTTATGTGAAAACATGGGGTTGCGGAGGTTTTTTGAATGAGACGAACATTTACAGCAGAGGAAAAAGCCTCTGTTTTTGAACTATGGAAGAACGGAACAGGCTTCAGTGAAATAGCGAATATCCTGGGTTCAAAACCCGGAACGATCTTCACTATGTTAAGGGATACTGGCGGCATAAAACCCCATGAGCGTAAGCGGGCTGTAGCTCACCTGACACTGTCTGAGCGCGAGGAGATACGAGCTGGTTTGTCAGCCAAAATGAGCATTCGTGCGATAGCTACTGCGCTGAATCGCAGTCCTTCGACGATCTCACGTGAAGTTCAGCGTAATCGGGGCAGACGCTATTACAAAGCTGTTGATGCTAATAACCGAGCCAACAGAATGGCGAAAAGGCCAAAACCGTGCTTACTGGATCAAAATTTACCATTGCGAAAGCTTGTTCTGGAAAAGCTGGAGATGAAATGGTCTCCAGAGCAAATATCAGGATGGTTAAGGCGAACAAAACCACGTCAAAAAACGCTGCGAATATCACCTGAGACAATTTATAAAACGCTGTACTTTCGTAGCCGTGAAGCGCTACACCACCTGAATATACAGCATCTGCGACGGTCGCATAGCCTTCGCCATGGCAGGCGTCATACCCGCAAAGGCGAAAGAGGTACGATTAACATAGTGAACGGAACACCAATTCACGAACGTTCCCGAAATATCGATAACAGACGCTCTCTGGGGCATTGGGAGGGCGATTTAGTCTCAGGTACAAAAAACTCTCATATAGCCACACTTGTAGACCGAAAATCACGTTATACGATCATCCTCAGACTCAGGGGCAAAGATTCTGTCTCAGTAAATCAGGCTCTTACCGACAAATTCCTGAGTTTACCGTCAGAACTCAGAAAATCACTGACATGGGACAGAGGAATGGAACTGGCCAGACATCTAGAATTTACTGTCAGCACCGGCGTTAAAGTTTACTTCTGCGATCCTCAGAGTCCTTGGCAGCGGGGAACAAATGAGAACACAAATGGGCTAATTCGGCAGTACTTTCCTAAAAAGACATGTCTTGCCCAATATACTCAACATGAACTAGATCTGGTTGCTGCTCAGCTAAACAACAGACCGAGAAAGACACTGAAGTTCAAAACACCGAAAGAGATAATTGAAAGGGGTGTTGCATTGACAGATTGAATCTACAGCGGCGTACTTCGCAAAGCTGTCCGACTGAGGTACGCCTTTATCCGTGACAACACCTGTTGCTGGCCTGTTCGCCTGCTCTGTCGGGTGCTGGATGTTCATCCCAGTGGTTTTTACGCCTGGCTTCAGCAGCCGCATTCACAACGCCATCAGGCAGACCTGAGGCTGACAGGGCAGATTAAACAGTTCTGGCTGGAATCGGGATGCGTCTATGGTTATCGCAAAATCCATTTGGATCTGCGGGACAGCGGGCAACAGTGCGGAGTGAACAGAGTCTGGCGACTGATGAAACGTGTCGGGATAAAGGCTCAGGTCGGATACCGGAGCCCGCGGGCACGTAAAGGCGAGGCCAGTATCGTGTCGCCCAACAGGCTCCAGCGACAGTTCAATCCGGATGCTCCGGATGAGAGTTGGGTAACGGACATAACCTACAGTGTGCCCGGAGTTCAGGGCGGGCATGGATGCTTAAATGAACCGCGAGTCTGTCTGGAATATTGAACCGGTAACTCACGATGAGAAACCCAACAATCCCACCGGGTGTGACGGTGGAGAACCTGAGCGGCAGTGACCTGCGGCATGCCCGCAGGGTGATGTAACCCGCTGACAACGGGGATTGAGGCGAGATCACTAAGCCGAGATGATCCTCAAGGTTAAGTACTGAAAGGCTGAAGAACATGAACCCGTTAATCCGCCTCTGTGGGTTGAAAACGTCACCACGGCCTACGTGATCTGACAGGCCGTGCAGGAGGAACTGGCAGTGATACGTAAGCACTGCCGGTCGAAGGTGTTTTGACATGTATGCGAAACACCGGGGCAGCAGCGTCTATCACGCTTGCGTTGCTGACTTCTGCCAACTTGCGGCAAGCAAGGATAAAGAGTGCGACGGGCAGCCTCCTCAGTATGCCTGAGTCCAGGCAGGTAAACCGGGGAAGGTCAGCGACGGATGTTAAGGGGGCATGGCTCCGATGACGCGCTGGCTGGCGGAGCTTCCGTAGTAGTCCGCGATGGGGAAAGCCCATTACATGGCGAAGGGAAGCAGTTTGAATGTGTTTGCGACGTGAATTAACTGACCTAACGAGGTGAAGACCTTTGATAATCAGCGAAATGCAACGCAAGCTTGCCACATGGGCAGCCACCGATCCGTCCCTACGGATTCAACGGCTGCTGCGTCTGATAACACAACCAGAATGGCTGGCTGAAGCGGCGCGGATCACGCTTTCATCAAAGGGGGCGCATACCCCCGGCGTTGATGGCGTGAACAAAACAATGCTACAGGCCAGACTGGCTGTTGAGCTGCAAATCCTCAGGGATGAATTACTCTCAGGCCACTACCAGCCCTTGCCCGCCAGACGGGTTTACATCCCTAAAAGCAACGGCAAACTGCGACCACTGGGTATCCCCGCGTTGCGGGATCGTATTGTTCAGCGGGCCATGCTGATGGCGATGGAGCCGATATGGGAGAGTGATTTTCATACGCTCTCATATGGCTTCCGGCCTGAGCGCAGTGTCCACCACGCGATCCGCACGGTGAAATTACAGCTCACAGACTGCGGTGAAACCCGGGGACGCTGGGTGATTGAAGGCGACCTGTCCAGTTACTTCGACACCGTACATCATCGACTGCTGATGAAGGCTGTACGCCGCAGGATCAGTGACGCACGTTTCATGACTCTGCTGTGGAAAACCATCAAGGCGGGACATATCGATGTCGGTCTCTTTCGGGCGGCCAGTGAAGGTGTGCCACAGGGCGGTGTTATATCGCCGCTATTATCGAACATCATGCTGAATGAGTTCGATCAATACCTGCATGAGCGCTACCTGAGCGGGAAAGCCAGAAAAGATCGGTGGTACTGGAATAACAGTATCCAACGGGGCCGAAGTACGGCGGTCAGAGAAAACTGGCAGTGGAAACCCGCGGTGGCGTACTGCCGCTATGCCGATGATTTTGTCCTCATCGTCAAAGGCACCAAAGCACAGGCGGAAGCCATCAGGGAGGAGTGTCGGGGTGTGCTCGAAGGCAGTCTGAAACTCAGGCTGAACATGGATAAGACTAAAATCACCCATGTTAATGACGGCTTTATCTTTCTGGGGCACAGGATCATTCGCAAACGCAGTCGTTATGGCGAGATGCGAGTGGTCTCAACGATCCCGCAGGAGAAAGCCAGAAACTTCGCCGCATCGCTGACAGCACTGTTATCAGGCAACTACAGTGAAAGCAAAGTCGATATGGCTGAACAACTCAACCGAAAACTGAAAGGCTGGGCCATGTTCTATCAGTTCGTTGATTTTAAGGCCAAAGTCTTCAGTTATATCGACCGTGTCGTGTTCTGGAAGCTGGCTCACTGGCTGGCCCGCAAATACCGTACAGGTATCGCTTCCCTGATGAGGTGGTGGTGTAAATCACCGAAACCGGGTCAGAGCAAAACGTGGGTTTTATTTGGTAAAACCAATCACGGCAAGCTCAGCGGCGAAATACTGTACCGGTTGGTGGGGCAAGGCAAGAAGCTGTTCCGCTGGCGGCTACCCGAAGGTAATCCCTATCTGAGGACGGAGACCAGAAACACGTATACATCGCGCTTTACAGAAGTGGCAATGGCGTTCGCCAGCATTTAAATGGAGAGCCGGATGCGCTGAAAGGTGCACGTCCGGTTCGGGGAGGAGAGGCAGGGAAATAGTCCGACTACGCCCTGCCTCTTACTCTACTCAGGACCCACGAAGGCTGGCTGTATCTTGCCGTGGTTGTTGATCTGTTCTCACGCAAAATTATCGGCTGGTCCATACAATCCCGGATGACAAAGGACATTGTCCTGAACGCACTGCTGATGGCTGTATGGCGGCGTAATCCCCAAAAACAGGTGCTGGTTCATTCGGATCAGGGCAGTCAGTACACAAGCCATGAGTGGCAGTCGTTCCTGAAATCACACGGCCTGGAGGGCAGCATGAGCCGTCGCGGTAACTGCCATGATAATGCGGTTGCAGAAAGCTTTTTCCAGTTGTTGAAACGTGAACGGATAAAGAAAAAAATCTACGGAACGCGGGAAGAAGCCCGCAGCGATATTTTTGATTACATCGAAATGTTTTATAACAGTAAGCGTCGGCATGGTTCTAGCGAACAGATGTCACCGACAGAATATGAAAACCAGTATTATCAACGGCTCGGAAGTGTCTAGATTATCCGTGGCGATTCAGTGATCGATGCCAAGTTGCGCTATCCGAACACCGCTTTGCTCTACATTGAATTTGACTCCAGTCAGTTTAATGGCTCTATTCCGCAGATTTCCTGCGAGCCGCGCGGGCGCATAATTCGTGTTCCGGATAATTACAACCCCGAAACCCGGACCTATGGTGGTACATGGACCGGCGCGTTTAAATGGGCGTGGACAGACAACCCGGCCTGGATTTTTTACGATCTGGTTGTAACGGATAGGTTTGGTCTTGGTAATCGCCTGACGGCGGCAAACATCGATAAATGGACGTTGTACCAGGTTGCGCAGTATTGCGATCAGCCGGTGCCGGACGGTAAGGGTGGCAGTGGTACCGAGCCCCGTTATATCTGCAACGTCTACGTGCAGAACCGGAATGAGGCATACACCGTGCTGCGGGATTTCGCGGCCATATTCCGTGGCATGACTTACTGGGGTGGCAATCAGATAGTGGCGCTGGCGGACATGCCCCGCGATATCGATTACACCTATACACGCGCCAACGTAATTGACGGGCAGTTTGTCTATTCAAGCAGCACAACCAAGACCCGCTATACAACGGCGCTGGTCTCCTGGTCCGATCCGGATAATGCTTATGCGGATGCGATGGAGCCGGTGTTTGAACAGTCGCTGGTTGCCCGGTACGGCTTCAATCAGCTCGAGCTCACTGCAATCGGCTGCACCCGGCAATCGGAGGCAAACCGTAAGGGGCGGTGGGGGATCCTGACCAACAACAAAGATCGGGTAGTTACTTTCTCTGTTGGTCTGGACGGTAACATCCCGCAGCCGGGTTATGTCATTGCGGTCGCCGACGAAATGCTGTCGGGGAAAGTCACCGGCGGTCGTATCAGTTCGGTGAACGGCAGGGTTCTCACCCTGGATCGTGTGGCTGATATAGCTCCCGGTAATCGTCTTATTGTGAACCTGCCGTCCGGCGTGTCGCAGGCCAGAACAGTCCAGGCGGTGAACGGCAGGACCATTACAGTCACGACAGCTTACGGAGAAACACCGCAGGCCGAATGTGTATGGGTTGCTGAATCAGATGAGCTCTATGCGCAGCAGTACCGCGTTGTGAGTGTGGCCGATAATAACGATGGCACATTCACGATTTCCGGGGCTTCTCATGATCCGGATAAATATGCCCGCATTGATACTGGCGCCATCATTGATCAGCGGCCTGTCAGTGTCGTTCCTCCGGGTAATCAGCATGCGCCGGAAAACATCATTATCAGTTCGTTTTCCGTTGTTCAGCAGGGTATCAGCGTCGAGACGATGCGTGCCAGCTGGGACCAGGCACCCAATGCCATCGCTTATGAGGCACAGTGGCGCCGCAATGATGGCAACTGGGTAAACGTACCGCGCAGTTCCACCACGTCTTTCGATGTTACGGGGATTTATGCCGGGCGCTACCTGGTGCGTGTGCGTGCCATTAACGCCGCGGAGATCTCCTCCGGATGGGGTTACTCGGAAGAGAAAACACTGACGGGTAAGGTCGGTAACCCGCCGAAGCCGGTTGGTTTTATGGCAACGGGCATCAACTGGGGTATTCGTCTGAACTGGGGGTTCCCGGCAAACACTGCTGATACGCTGAAAACGGAGATTCAGTACACCGCGAACAGTGATTTTTCAGATCCGTTGTTGCTTTCTGATGTGCCTTATCCTTCATCGGAATACACACAACTCGGCTTGAGAGCGGGGCAGGAGTTCTGGTACCGCGCGCAACTGGTGGATAAGACCGGAAACGAATCGGGATATACCGACTGGATCCGCGGCATGTCCAACGATAACGCCGATGACTATCTCGGCGATATTGCGGATGGCTTCCTGACTTCCGAAGATGGCGATCGCCTGACCGGAGACATTGACACCAGTCTGGAAGCTGCACTGCAAAATACTCTGGCGAATCATTCAACCGTTGAGCATCAGTGGGCACAGTTTGGAGAGGTCCGTGCAGATATCCTGATTGTTAAAAAACCATCGCTGATGTTGATAAAGCGATGGCTGAACTGTCCACACAGGTTCAGGCGCAGATCGAGGATGTGACCGCCACGCTGGAGGACAAGCTCACTGCGGTAGTTGATGCGGACGGGGCGACAGCAATTCACACGCTGAAGGCTGGTGTGCGAATCAACGGCGTGATGTACAACGCCGGGATGTCGATTGCAGTGCTGGCGCAGGATGGTCAGCCCGTGATTACCCGTGTCGGTTTTAACGCCAACCAGTTTGTGCTGATGAGCGGCAGTGGAACGACTCAGTATTCACCATTTGCCGTTGTAAACGGTCAGGTGTTTATCAGTTCAGCGTTTATCCAGGACGGAACGATCACCAATGCCAAAATTGCGAACTATATCCGCTCGAATAATTTCCTCGCCGGAACACGTGGCTGGAATATAGATAAGAGTGGCGACTGTGAATTCCATGGAAAACTGTATGCGACCAGTGGCCAGTTTGCATTTAACGGTGTGAATAATACGGTCGTTATTAACGGCAATGGAATTACTGTCAATCTGTCTGGCGGTGGACGAGTCGTTGTCGGTAAATGGTAGGTGAATTATGCCAGAAGGTATTCTGATTGATTATAACGATGGTCGCCCGGTGATGGCGATTACAGCGGGGCTTCGTGCCCCGTCGTTTTGTACGAATTTCTCGGGGCGCGGCACAGCCGGTAATCAAATGATAATAAGCACCCCACTAACACCAGGGTCACAGGTGATTGTCGTACCAACGAAGCCGGCAGAAGTCCAGGAAATCATCGATAACCAGGTATTTCTTCAGATCCCCGTATCGATGGCGTCAGTTGCACGAAATGGGAATAGCGGAGTAATCATTAGCGGCGGTCCCCAGTTCGGATACAACCTGACTCCGCGGGACTGGAGCGGTACGGTTCTTGAGATATTGCCGGCAGGAACTTACAACACCGGCCTGCTGGTGGCTGACTCTACCGATTTCACCGCTATATCAAACAACGCTAAATTAATGACATGTGCGTGGGTTGGGCAGTGGGTTGTGAACGGGTCCCGCGCCCTTCCTGTAAGCGGGATACCCTTCGCCCGCTGGGATAACGGAGGTGTATCAGTAGGATTCGACGGCACCAATATTATCGTGCGGGATACTAATTACACCGGGTCTGATGACGTAACGGGGAGCGTTACATTAGACCTGGTTATATTCAACAATACCGCTCCGGTTGGTGGGGACGGTATCACCATGACCAACTCAGCGGGGCAGGTGACATTTTCCACACTTAAGCGTCCGTTTATTTACGAACGCCTTCTTACCGTGTCCGACAGTAACCAGACAGTCGGAACCAGCTTTACGCAATTATGTTTTGTCGGGTCAAATAGCCGCAAGATTGGTGACTACGATAATGTGCGCTTTAAGGGAATGATTCGGTCCGGGAGTAATATCCGCGCCGGGCTTAGTCGGGTTGTTGGTAATTATTACAACCAGGGCTTTAACAATAATTTTAACCAAAACATCGCAATGCCAATCCTTGTCCTTCCCCCAATGTATTGAGGAAATAATATGTCAGCAGGAACATTAACCCTGACCAATAACTCAGATTTGGTCTCCGGGGCAGGCACCTCATTTTCCACGGAACTGACCGCCGGTGATTTCGTTGTCGCTACCGTTGGGGGTGTAACTTATACGCTGCCGGTTAAGTCCGTTGAAGGTGATACTGAAATCACCCTCATCAGCAAATATCCCGGCCCAACACAGCAAGGCTCCGCGTGGAATGCAGTACCACGTGCCACGCAGAACCAGATTACGGCGGCGTTGGTGGTGCAGAGCACCGAGGCATTGCGTGGGCTGAACTACGACAAACAAAACTGGCAGGCTGTATTCAGTGTGGACGGTCATATCACCGTCATGTTACCGGATGGCTCCTCCTTCACTGGCCCCTCGTGGTTAAGTATTGCAAACATTCTGAACACACTGGATGTTGAGTATCTCGATCAACTTGCTGCACAAATCAAACAGGATGCGCAGCAGGTTGAAGCCGATAAACACACGGTCGTTGACACTGCTCAGCAGGTATCAACTGATGCGCAGACTGCATCCACTGCTGCAACCGGCGCGCAAGGCTCAGCCACTGAGGCTGCCCAGAGCGAAACGAATGCTGAAGGCTATAAGGAGCTGGCTCGTAAATATGCGCTTAATCCGGAGGATGACCCGGTAACAGGTAACGAATATTCAGCGCTTCACTATTCGGAGAAAGCAAAGAAATCCGCAGCAGAAGCGGCATCTCACAATCCTGCTGAGGCACTCGTTAAATCGCTGAACCTGTCAGACCTGGCGGACCGTGCCGCCGCCTGGCTTAACGTTCGCCCGATCGGGTCAACCCCGTTAGCGGGAGACCCGGTAAACCCATATGACGCAACGACGCAACGTTGGGTGGAGAACTATGTATCTGGCGGAGGTGGAACCGGACCAACCATGAACGGGGTACAAAACTTCGGCGTGGGTATGCCGATTTTGTGGACCAGTCGCGCCTTTACTCCGGCGTGGGCGGTGGTGTCGGACGGGCAGATCCTTAACCGTGCCGACTGGCCTGAACTATGGGTGCACGCGCAAATGCACACGCCGATCGACGATGCCGATTGGTTGGCTAACCCAGGGAAGCGAGGCAACTACTCAAACGGCGATGGATCGACTACTTTCAGGGTGCCAGACTTTAACGGTGTTCAAAGCGGGTCAATTCCGGGGCTATTTGGTCGGGGCGATCAGGGTGGATTATTGCCAGCGGGCAATGTATACGAAAGCGCCGCACCTGACATTGCCGGTACATTAAACTTCCGGCAAGTTCGAGCGCCAGCGGGAGAATTAAATAATAACCTGGTTGGGAGTGGTGGCGCGTTCTCCACATCAACCGGAACAACAGGACAGTACGGACCTATTAGCCTCAACGGCACGCTAGCCACTGCGTTGCAGTTGCTATCATTTAAAGCTTCCGACAGTAACCCTGTATATGGGCGTAGCGCTAACCAGGTATGGCCTAACTCTTTTGTCGGTGTCTGGATCATCCGCGCATCCGGCGGGTTTACGGCGGCTAACACGTTGTGGAGCGTTATTAACGAGGACGCAGAAGCACCAGGCCCCGGAGTATTAACGCGCGGCGGTAATGTGATTAGCTCTTATAAAATCGCCGGTGTAGAAGTGGCGCGTGGGTCACTGAGTGTATCGCATAACACGTATTCTTCCGGTTTCAGAGATGTGAGTGCCGTAATAGAAGCATGGAGCACAGACGCTTCGGCTTCATGGTCATTTAACCACGCTGGATTTATAAAGCCTAATACCCCTAGCGGTCAATTCATCACGCAAGCCGAAATCGGCCTTTCTGGGGGGTTATTTTCCAACGGAGACCGATTTATTGCCGTAGGGCTTCGTGACCAGAATACGGCAAACGCCGATGCCGTTGGAAAAACGTGGATAATGTCGCTTAATGGTACATCAGGCTTGCAATTTATTGCCCGTAACCGCGCGCAGTCGAACGTGGGGCAATTGGTTATTAACATGCCGTACTCAAGCGGCACATTAGCGCTTCAGGGTACATCGGGTCTGGCATATAAGCGCGACATAAAAGATGCCGACCTTGCGGAAGCAGTAAACCGCATTGACGCGCTTCGCATGGTTAACTTCGTGTACAACGACGACGAGCAAGAACGCCTGCGATTCGGGATTATCGCGGAAGAGGCCGAGAAGGTGGCGCCGCAATACATCAAACACAACTCTGAAGAAATCGCCGATATCATGGATGACGACGGTAACAAGATTGGGGCGGAAACTCGCGATCGGCCATCTGTAGACAACAACCCGATCGTGATGGACTTGCTGGGGTATGTGAAACACCTGAAGGCAGAGATCGAAATGTTGAAAACTGCATTGAAGGGTTAATTAACTGAAGGGGCCAGTTGGCCCCTTTTTTGCGTTCAACATACAGCCCGTGAACTCTGAGTTTTAAAAATCAGCTAGATACTCAGTGTTAAATATTGATAGTTTCCGCCTGTATTAAACTGTGTCGAACCGGGCATGATAGTCCATTTCGGCATACTAAAACCTGTAATGTTTGCGTATCCGAAGGCTGGTAATCATTATAAAAATTTAGCTCAATTTAGGTAACTAGTGGATATCGTCTATCAGTCTGTAGTAAACAATATAGAAGGATTTTCTTGCGTAAAATGAGGGGAGAGGGATTTGCTTACGTTTTATGAGATTGCATCAATCAACCATAGATTACTGGATATCAGTGATACATGGGCCGATTTGTGGGTGTGCCTTCACTATTTACCAGTTGGTATCGGAAGGGTAAGAATGCTTCGCTATACTAACTTGGTTGGTAGTAATTTGACCTTTGAGCAAAGAGGAAGATTGAAGGAAATAAATATAATAGCTCCTTCGCCGGTTCGAAACATAATTTTACGCAGAAGGGAAATTTATCCTGATGATGTTTATGTTTTCCAGAGTCATTCTAATCGAGTTAAAGCAGAGGAAAAACCCGTGACAGTTGTTGCATTTAACCGGGCGCTTAAGCTCGCCTCTTCGGGGGTTACGACAAAGAATGTCACCAGTAAATGCGCCTGAAAAAAGTTGCCGTTGTTCGTCGTATGCAGGAACGGACGGCGGCTGGCGATCGTTCGATAGTGCGAGTATTGAATGATTGCCAGCCGGTGCGGATTCTACATATGCAATATGACAAAACAATGCTCTTATTCTGACACCAGCCACATATCAGATTCTTCAAACATTTCCTCAAGCATGCGGTTCAGCCGTTCTTTCTCAGTTTTGGTGCAGTCGCTGTTTAAGGCGTTAGCCTGCATTGGCTTTACCCTCACCTCAGCATCGGGAAAAATCCGGTGCACCCGCTTCGTCAATTCGGCCAGAATGATGTTACTTGCACCTGGAAACCCGGCAACGTTTCTCTTGTCATAAACCAGCTCAACAAACATTTTTACCTTCTCCCTTTACTGGTTGGATATACAGTATATATACTGTGTTTTTATCCAGTGTCAATAGTAGATAGAGGTAACTATGGGCTTCCCTTCTCCTGCAGCGGACTACGTTGAGCGCCACATATCGCTAGACGAGAAATTTATTGAGCATCCATCAGCTACATACTTCATGAGAGCAGGGCAGACATACTGGAGAGAAGGCATCATGAATGGTGCCTTGTTAGTGGTAGATAGCTCCCTGATACCTTGCGATGGCTCTCTGCTCATCTGTAGGTTAGATGGTGAGCTAAAGATAAAGCGCTTCCGCTTGCACCCAAGACCTCACCTGGTGAACCTGGAGAACGGTAAGCGCGAAGAGATACCAGACTCAACGGGTGACTACAATGTGACTTCGCCAGTATTTGGGGTGATCGCTTACATCATCAATGATGCACGATCGGGAGAGTTTGATAGCTGCCCTGTCATCTAATATGACGGTGGTTTCACCCCCATTTCACCCCAGTTTCACCCCGTACAAATTTCAGGCATAAAAAAACCAGCCGTAAGAGGCTGGTTCTTAAGGAGTATTTTGGTCGGCACGAGAGGATTTGAACCTCCGACCCCCGACACCCCATGTCGGAGTGCTACTGTCTTGAAGACTGCTATGTGCCAAAAACGGACGTTGCTAATATCGAACTATGATAACGTATTGGGATGACGCCAACGTAACTGGTCATAGTATGATAAGAAGCCCTCTCAAGGAGGGCTGTTATCTGATATAAGTTGCTTTGGTCTCACGCAGTGTGCTTTATCGCACGCGCAACATATTGAAGCGTCTCATCAGAATAGTTTTTGGTATTTACCTGTAAGAATGATGCACCTGCAACACTTCCTAGAAGGTTTGGTTCAAGGTAATACATGTGATTTTCAGGACTTATCACTCCGTCTTCAACAAGCTGAGACAAAAGCATTCGTCCGTCCTCGCCTCGTAACATACGAGCATGATTAATTTTATCTTGAAGCCTTGCCAGGCGACCTTTACTGTGAGATCTAAACGCCATAACGATTCTCCGAAACACTCTTAATGCATCAGCAACCCGATCGTCGGAATTAGAATTTACAAGCTTGTTTGAAAACGCAGACCATGGAAAACCCTCTGATGATGGCCAGTTCACATAAAGCTCAGCTCCAGGGCGAACCAAAGGGGGACTAATAGTTTGAGTACTTTCGAATCGATTGGCTTCAAGAATAACGCTTGTGTTTCCCTCATCTTTTTTGACTGACTTAACAATTAACTTTTCGCTGTTTATGCGAAGGCAGTCACAAGAGATACTAATAGGCGAGAAAAGTTCAAGCTGTTCGCTAGAAACGAACTCAACATCAGAAGATTCAGTATTGATGAAAACGTTGCCTACTTTAGTTCCGAGAACTATTGGGCTATATCCATCGGATGTAAACTCAATCTCTCTTGGGTCTTCATCATTAGAATTGGAGATGATAAATTCAACATGAAGCCTCATATCTTCATCATCATTAACTATCAAGGTAGCACTATCATTAATTTTAAGCTTAGATAGAGCAGAGTCGAAAAGAATCCCTATATAGGAACTATTAATTATTGAATTACCATGCCCCCCCCCAGACTCAACGAAAAAATCAAATAGGAATGGGTTAGGCGTTGAAACGCCTAATAGGCAATAGTTCTTTGCAGCATTAGAGATGATTTTATTATCACTCATCAATGCATAGGACAATATGCATGCTTCAAAAACAGAGCTAGCAACCTTTCTTCCCGTCCCGTCTAAGAATGGATGTTGAGGTAACATACTTTCAACAGCATCATTATACAAAGCAATTAAATCACCACTTAGCATACTCATGCTATCTATAGGTGGAAGGTTAAATAATCTACATGCAAGTCGATCAAGTTGCTCATCGATTGAATAAAGAGATTCTTTTGTTGAGTCAAACTTTTCAGGCAACTGTTGAGTCAGCTTGCCCTGCTCTCGCGACAAAACAGCTTTGCATATGCTCAACAACATTTCACCACTTAAAATATCTTTCATTTCCTCTAAAATTCTAGATGGATTTTTGATGGTGCCAATAACTTTTGATACTGCTTCCAAAACCGGTGCATACCCGAAGAATCTAGTGGATTCAGCGCCCGATATCTCCTTCAGTTCGTCAACTACACCACGGATTGAACTTTTATATACTTGTGAGTGTACGCTAAGAGAAGATGATAAGTGTTTGTATTCTTGCCTTTGACTTTCAGATAATCTCAGAAGGTTTTTTTCGATGAAATCAGTAGCTTCAGACTCATTAAAAAAATCAATATCGAAAACAGGACAATTTATATCGTGATTCTCACTTAAAATTAGCCAAGCTTCCTCAATAATACCTACTCGACCAAATATAATTATTGGGTTTTTATTTCTCTTGGATACATTACTGACGTCGAGCAAAAAGTCTTCAAATGAATCTTGAGTTACTCTTAGCCTAGCCTCATCTAAAGAGTCAATTATTAAACCAACCGTCCCGGAATTCCATGCGGATAAAATATCTTTGTTTGCCAATCCACCAATGACATAATTACCAGCAATACTTGAAGCCTTTGATAAATCCAGATATATACTACCAGTTTTATTGCTTAGCTCTCTCGCCAGCACTGATTTACCAACAGCCCCTGGGGCGCTTATAAGTATTATTCTCGCGCCATTAATATCCCCACTCAGGCTTTCATTCAGCGAAAGTCTCGCTGGAACGTAGTCCGTAGTTAAATCTTGAGAGAAAAACCAACCATCACCATCTTCATTATCACTTATTACATGAACGCCACTTAAAAGGGCCGATATGTCGTCGATTTTGTATTCCATATTATTTCTTACTCCTAAAATAAGTTGATCTGGATATGTTTAGTTCAATCTGAGGTCTACAGTGGCTGACCTGTACTCCAATGATCTATCATATGTTAGTCCTATAATCTAACGATAATGAAAAATGAGAGCGTCCGCTTTTCGCTCACAGCGGACATTTATCCCTCGACAAATTCAGAAGGTTCATTGATGATGATTGTCCGGTGATCTGACCCCATTCACATCGGGAGAGTTCTCTTGTCTTATCTCAATACTTTAAAAAAATGATGAGAAAATGACATAGATGATTAACGTAACACGCTGAAAAAACTGAGTACAAACAATAAACAATTTTCTCAATTTCGAAGATAAGTTTATGAGTTTTATATAGATAAGGACGGTCTCGAAAACCGGAGTAGGGGCAACTCTACCGGGGGTTCAAATCCCCCTCTCTCCGCCACTATTCAAGCACTTACCCTTCCTGTTGTCAGTGACGCACGTCCCGTTGAGTAAAACGAACAGAGATATAACGCCGAAGTTCCCTTCAGCGCCATTATGTTCGTCACATTTTCAATGACGATCACGAACAGCCAGGAAGCCTGGAATCACAGATTGCCGGTTCCACCATCTACCAGTAGTTCCGTACCTACGGTATAACCCGACTCATCAGATGCCAGATAGAGCGCGGCCTTCGCCAGTTCCGTTGGCGTACCCATGCGTCCCAGAGGCACCAGGCTGGCAATGTCACTTTGCAGCGTGCGCTGCGCTTCTTCACTAAGTCCCAGCTTATTGAGCGCGGGTGTGGAAACTGGGCCTGGGCTTAAGCCATTAACGCGTATTCCCCGGGGTAAGAGTTCTGCAGACAGTGTGCGTGCGAGCGATAATAATCCGGCCTTACTGGCGGCGTAAACGCTGCTGGTTGGCAGACCAATATGCGCGCTGACCGAGCCGCAAAGGATCACGGAAGAGGGATTACTCAGAAGTGGCAGCAGTGCCTGCAGCAAAAAGAAAGGCCCCTTTAGATTGATTTGCATCAGGCGGTCCCACTTTTCCTCATCCCACTCTTCGATCAGTCCGTGCGTGACGTCACCCGCATTGACGAAAACGGCATCCAACCCCGGCCAACGCGAAGCGAGGGTTTCTGCCAGCCCTTTTTGTGCCTGAATATCCCCGGCATCGGTGGCAATCACCCATGCGCTGTCACCCAGAATGCGTTGGGCTTGAGCGAGCGTGCCGGGATTGCGTCCTGTGACAGCGACATGCGCGCCTTCGGCAATAAACTCCTGCGCAGTTGCCAGACCAATACCACTGGTCCCGCCTGTAATGAGCGTATATTTACCTGTTAAGCGACCCAT